TCTGCTATTGCAGATATTGGTGATAGCCCCCTGAATACGTTGCTCGGATTTGGATACTTGATCTGAAGAATATCGTCGTATTCGTATATTTCTTCATAAGACCTACCCTCTTTGTACGATCTATGCACCCACTTGCTCGGCCAACCTCCTTCGAGTTTAAGCTCAAGGTTCAACGGATTTAGAGGATACAGGCCGACGGTTCTTCCAAACATATCTTTTATTTTCAGGAGTGTTGCTTCACCAGTAAGCTCTAGAAAAGATCCAATTATGAAAAACAGCTCAGTCCTTGAAATATAGTTATTCGGATACTGAATAACATCAAGAACAGGGTCGCTCACTATCTCGTCCCACGTACCGTCTGGATGTATCTTGTATAGCCTCAAGTTTGCAGAAAGGATGCTTGAAGATATGAACTTAACACACGCATAAACCCAAGACACTTTCTCGTTAGCCCTTAACGGTCTTCTCGCAAATTCCTCATCTGATGAAATTGATTCGTAAAGAGGCAGCCAACCCTGCATTGAGAAGCTCTTTTTAAGTCCTGTAAACATCTTCTGTAATATGTTCATACTCAGCTCCTACAAGAGACGCACCGAAGGCTCACCTTCAGAGGAGTTACCCCATGCCGCCAAAGCTAACGCAATAACGCAGTCGTCGTGCTTTCCTGCTGGTGCGTTCATCTTCAGCTTCCCTGTCGGAGTCAAGTCATACTGATAGAGCTTTAACTCATATATCAATTCGGGTATGTTAGGATATGTAATATCGTGTTGCTCTATTCTCATCGCCAAGTTATTTATGATATTAGTCTTAGATGACGATGTGAACTTAATCCCCTCTACCCATATCTCCCTAGACAGGTCTTCAAATATAGGGTCTCCTATACCAGTCGAGTCAATAACTACCTTCGCGGCCATACTTCGGGCAGCCTCTATGATTCTTCGTTTCTGTAAAGCCCAATCAATCTGATTGAACCTGTCAAAATACACAACCTTTCCTGAACCATCTATCCCAATTAGCACAGTAAAGTCTTCGTACTTAGCAAGGTCAACGCCAAGTGTTACAAGCCCTTCTGCCGTTGTAGGAAGACTGTATGGTCTTATATTTTCGTCAACATACCTAAAGACACCGCCAGTATCATCAAGAAACTCAGCGAGTATCTCCTGACGGAATACTCTTTCTGGGAGAGTTCTCTTGAGAGAATCAATTTCGGCTGGGTCTATGTAAGGATTCTGGTAAGTTGACATTTGCCAAGACTCAAAGTCTTCTTGTTCTTTGTCCTGACCGTTTATCCATAAGTGATAAAACCAGTTTTTACCCTTCGGAGTTCCTATCGCGAGAAGCTGCCCTTTTCTGTCTGAAAGGGCAGGTCGAAGTGCTTCGTACCACGCTTCCTCTGACATAAATGCCGCTTCGTCTATCGTTACCCAACCTAACCCTTCTCCACGCAAATTGTCTGGTCTCTCTGCAGAACGAAACTCAATCTTTGCGTTGTTATGGAGAATTATCTTTAGGCTCGCGCTGTTAGCGTTCTTGATGAGATCAGGAAAGCTGTTCTTTATCATCTTGAATCCGATAGCGGCTTGAGAATACACTGGCGCGACCCACCACGTTGTCTCTCTAGGATTCTCGTAAGCGTACTTCGTAGTCTCGTTCGCGGCCATCAGAGACTTTCCAAATCTTCTTCCACAGGCTACTATCCTGAATCTCTTGTTTGACTTGTGTATCTTCCATTGAGCTGGGTGAGGCTCGTATAACTTTATAAGCTCTCTCTCTAGTTTCTTGTTGACAGCTCCCTTTGGCCTTCCCCCTTTATTCCTTTGGGGCTTTGCCCGCGAACTCTGCGACGTATTTGACATTCTTTCTCTCCTGTATATCGAGTCGTTCCTTTCTGGCATAATCGTTCGGGTAGCGTCTCTCTAAGAACCACGCCGCTGCTTGCCACACACCGTCTTGCGCTGCCTTCTGAATGATAGCGATGTTCCTCGCTATTGCCTCTCCCTCTGCTTTAACTATGGTGTCATACAGGCGTCTCTCTAGCGTTCCTTCTGGGGAGTTTTCACCTAGCTCAAGCCATCTGTAGTATGTTGACGGAGAGAGACCCAACGCCCTTGCCGTATGCTCTCTCGTCATACCAGCCTTCGCCATTTTCTCGGCTTCAGTAATCGTCTGATCTTTGAGCTTGTATGTTCTTTTTATCTTGCGTCCCATGTAATCACCTCTTAACTGCGGTTTTCCCTGTGAACTCCTCCCATCGCCTGATTATCACGTCGCAGTATGTTTCACTTATCTCCATCATCATGCAGTCTCTTTTGAGCTGTTCACACGCGATGAGCGTAGAGCCTGAACCTCCGAAAAGGTCAAGCACGCTGTCTCCCGAATTTGAACTGTTGGCTATACCTATCGCGCACAGCTCTATCGGCTTCATGGTTGGGTGAAGCTCCGATCTCATAGGCCTGTCAACTTCCCAAACCTCCGTCTTGTTTCTTCCAGCAACAAAACTAGATTTCTTCTTCCAGCCATAGAAACAAGGCTCGTACATTCTCTGGTAGTTTCCCCTTGACATTACGAAGGCTTGCTTTTTCCACACGATCGTTGCAGACCAATGGAGTCCAGCATCTATGAAGGCAATTCTTTGCCTCATGCCATCAGGCCCCGGAGCACCCCACACGTACAAGTCTCCGTCGCAGAACTCTGTCATTACTTCAACTAATGCCAAATTGAATTTTACCCACTCTTCTTGAGTCATCTCGTCGTTTATTATTGACTTGTGTTTTCCAGACTGATGTGATGTGTATTTCTTATTCTTCGTATTAACGTATCCAACGTTATATGGAGGATCTGTGAAAACCATGTTTGCCTTTCTTCCGTTCAGCAGTGTTTTCACGTCTTCCTTGTTCGTTGCGTCGCCGCACATAAGGGTATGGTTGCCGAGAATGTAAACGTCTCCTCTTTTAGTCTTCGGCTCGTCTATCTGCTTCTCTGCCTCGTCAACATCGAAGCCGTCATCGGATGCGTCCACGGCATAATCAACAAAACTCTTTATCTCATCGAGTGAGAACCCTGTAATTTCTATATCAAATGCGCCTGTATCCAATTCAACTAGAAGCTCCTTGAGCTTAGGAAAATCCCACTCGCCCGAAATCTTATTCAGGGCAAGGTTTAGTGCCTTTTCCATTTCTTCGTCCAAGTCCTCTTCAACCATGTCGTACTTTATATCCCATCTTTCTGGATCTTCCTTAGCAAGCTCTCTGAGAACAGTAAGCCTTTGATTGCCACCAACAACAAACATATTCCGCTTGTTGTATATGATCGGGTCAACGTAACCAAACTCTATAAGGCTTCTCTTGAGCTTTTCCTTTTCTTCTTTTGCTATCTTTCTAGGGTTATACGGAGCTAACTTAATATCAGAAAGTTTCTTTTGGACTATCTTCACGTTTAACCCTCCTGAGATTCATAACAGCCATAGCTTCCTTCCATTCCTTAATTTCCCTTTGCGACACATCGTCTGGCGGTACGTTGTGCACCTTCCAATGGCACTCTGCGCAGAGATAGACAAGGTTCACTTCGTGGTCGGGGTCATCATTAGGAACGTTTAACCATGCTGGAACTCTAACCCTTCCGTACAAATGATGAACGTGGCCACTATCCGTCCGTCTTCCACATTTTCTACATCTTCCCTTATCACGCTTTATGATGTATTCTCTTTTTTTTATAGGTCTCATCCCAGACTTTTTCATTTCATCTCCAAAAAGCGGAGCGTCAGTTGCCTAGACTGACGCTCCAATACTCACAACCATTTTTCGAAGGGTTTTACGGTACTGCGGTATGTCCTATGTTCCTTGCAGCGTAGATCAAGCACCTTGTAGCCTTTATGTCATCAAACTTCACGTTGACTGCGCTCTGCATCTTCTCTTCGAAATATGTTTGCGTGTAAGGAATCGTGTTTGTGGCTATTCTCATTAAGAGCATGGGAACATCTACAACGACGATTTCTAAGAAGAGGTCTCTTTCGTCGTCATAGTATCCATAAACGAAAAGGTTTGAGTGAAGTTTATAAAGCTCGCCTTCGAGTCCTGAAGCGTTGTTCCATTCAGTTATTGCGATGTCCCTAAACCTAGCGTGACAAGGTTTTCTGAATCTTTCCTGAACGGTTATCTTTATCGTTCCGTTGAGAGAAGGTATGTGAATAATCCTGTCTATTGCCAATTGACCGTCTAATATGCTTTCCATTTCGCCACTGCCGAGAAGCGTGTCTTTTATGCTTATGTTATTGTTCCTGAATACTCTAGGGTAGATGTATGATTTAGCGGCTCTGTGCGCCTTGTTTGAAAACGCCTGATTCTCTACGGTGTAAAGCGTTTTCACTTCATGTAAACCACCAAATCCAGCCTAGAGTTTTCCCTGTCAATATCGAAGTCCATTATCCGAGGCAACGCGTAATAATCGTTCTCGTAAAGTATCCCCTCGAATGAATCCATTAGAACCTTCAGGGTATTGTGGGTATCCTTCTTTCGCTTGTTTGGAAAGAAGAAATACATAAGCACGACTACTTTTCTCCCGTTTGCTATTTTCCACTTCGCTTCCCTAGCTGCTACCTTTGCCCTGTATGCCGCTTCTGTCATAAACGTTCTGGCCTCTCGAGACAAGATACGTTTATGCCCTGCGTTTATAAAGCAATGGTTCTCGCTTGGAGGAACTGGGACGGAAAATCTAACTCGCTTCTTCGGCACAATTCACACCTCTAAAGTAAAGGGCAGGTCTCCCTGCCCTTTGGGGTGATATTCGAATGATGAAGCAAAAAAATACAGGAGCTGTCTGCCCCTGTATAACTTTCGCCATCATAGAGATTATACTGCATTATTGTGCGGAAAATCAAGCAAGTTAATAAGAATTTTACTAACAACTGTTTTCTATAAAAGTTTGAATGTAATCTCTGAGTAATTCCCAATCTCCGCCTAGCTTTTCCCA